GCCTTGTGAGCCGCCGGGCCGCAGAGGCTGACATCTATAGGAAGGGAACCGAAGCATGATGGAATGGATGCGCGCTCGCTCGCAGGAGCTTTCGACCAAGATCGGGGCGATCATCGCCGCGGCGGCTGGCGCTGCGACTGTGGCGAACAACTTGTCGAGCCCTTGGAATTACGTGGCCTTCGGCGCGGCTATCCTTCTCGCCGTCTTCCCCGAGAAGTGACCGGTGCTTGGCCTCCTGCTTAGCGGGGGCATGAGATTCGTCTCTGGCCTCTTCAAGGAGCCGCTGCTTCTCGCCCTTTTTGCGGTCGCCATCATGTTCTCGCTGGTGGCCGGCTGGGGCGAGATGAACAAGAAAAAGTACCTTCACGCCGAGCAGTCGGTGAAGGCGCTGCAGCAAAGTGTGGACAACCTCAAGCAGGGAATCGCCGAGGTCAATGCGAGGGCCGCGGCGAACAAGGCTGCAGTTGAGGGCAACCAGAAGGCGATCAGTCATGATGAGGAAAGATCTATTCGCGGCAAGCTTGCTGATGCTCTTGAGCGCCTGCGGAACACCCAAGCCAGTCTCGACGCGGCCGGATCCGGCGCTGTGCCCCAAGCTGCCGGAACCCCCGCCAGTGCTGCTGGAGCCGGTGGACAGGCCAAGCTGGATGAAGTCGCCTGCACCTCGGCCGTGATCAAGGCCGAAGGGTGGCAGGACTGGTATGCGAAGATGCGTGCTGCCTCAGGTCCGGCGGGCCAGCAGCCGGCCCAGCAGAATAACCTCGGGGCCAATGTCCTCGGGGGTCTCCCCAGTCAGTAGGCGCTGCTGGAGCTTGCCGAGGGCCTCAGCGGCCGCTGCGGCGTGATCAGTCACTGCGAACTGGAGGTGCTGGAAATCGGCGCGAGGCGGGAGATCGTCCGAGGCGAGAGGCTTGCACGTCATGTCGAGATCTCCGTGCTGGTCCGGCAGGATGTGGAAATTGGCGAGATACTCGTCGATGCAGGGCGCGCAGAAGTTGGCCTTCGGGGTTCCGTGCTCGCATGTCTTTCGCTTCATGCGGAAAATTCCTTCACCTTGCCGATGTGCATGCAGCCGATGGCTACAGGCCCCTTGCTGTAATAGGTGACGGAGTTGTGGCTGCTGTCCTTGTAGACTTCGTTCACAGTGATGAAGTCGGACTCGGCCATGATCTCCATAAGATCTTCGAGCGTATCGGCCTCATGGTCGCCAATAATTTGGTGGACGAGATGGCCACTGAAGCTCGGCATATTCATTGTGAAGAGAAATCGCATACTATAGCTCCGAGGAAAGGGCGAGGCCGTAGCCCCGCCCTCCACTCGTTACTTAGCCGAAGTCGTCTTCATCAGCAACCGGAGCCGAAACCTTGGTGCTCCCGGTCGTGGGAGCGTGCGAGGCCTTGGTCTCGGTGGCCGCTTCGGTAGCGCGCGGCACGTAGGTCAGGTCGCTGGGGCGTGCAGCCCACGAGACCAGCTCAAACACCGGCGAATAGTTGGTGGTCTTGTTGCCACCGCCTTCCGAGGTGATCGGGATGGTGTCCTTGAGCACGAACACCGGCAGCTTGCCGGGGTTGGCGGCGGCACCAGACACGTAGGCGTCGTGCGCGGCGTCGATGCCGCGGAGGAAGGCCTTGGCCGTCGAAGCCAGCTCGCGGACGTCACCGCCGCATTCCTTGGTCAGCTTCACCAGAACGCGCGCACCCGGCTTGTGGCCCGGAGTCGGAGGGCTGGTCACCTTCGACTTGCTGTCGATGTGGGCCAGAGCGAAGCTCGGCGCACCACCGGTGTTGAAGTCGATGAAGCCGGTCTCGAGGTTCTCGAAGTCGAAGACCGCCTTGAACGAACGGGTGATGTCGATCTGCTCGTTCTCGCCGTTCACGCGGTCGCGGCGGAACATGCGGCCAGCCTTCGCATCGTACTTGACGATGGGGATGATGTCGCCGCTCGAGGCCGCTTCGTAGTTGATGCCAATAGCCATTTACGTCTTCCTTTTTCGCAGCGATCTAGCCCGCCGCTTGCTTCTCCGCACGTCGCGGAAACTGGTTACATGCCCCAGATCTCGAACACCTCGTGGCGGGTGACTGGGTCATCGAAATAGAAGCTGTCAACGTCAGGGATCACGAGAGCGGCAAGCTCGAGCGGATCTTCGCTGATGGACAGGAATTTCTGGATCGTCAGGGCGACACGCTCAAGAGACTTGAGGTGCTGGTCGTAATTCTCGAGCTCATACGTCGCCACCTTCGAGGGCGTGGTGTAGGAGATGCGGGCCGACAGGTTGTTGCCCCGCACGGCCTTGTAGAGCGACACCTGACGGGCATGCGGCACACTGATCTTGCTGGGCAGCCGGTGCGTCGTCTTGAGGTCGATCAGGATGCCCTTGTGCTCCCACTCGAAGTCGTAATAGCCGATGATCGGCACGGCCAAGCCTTCGACCGTGTGCGAGACGTGGCCCTGCAGCGACGACGGGATGCCGTAGGGGCGCAGCTCCTGCAGGCCGGTCTTCACGAAGCCGGGAATCGCGTCCCGCTCCTTCTCGACGCGGGGATCGGTGCTCAGCGCAGTCAGCGTGTTGTACTGCTCACGCGCGGCCGCAACGCACTCCTCGAGCGATGCTTTCGGGTTCACGAGGCCGTGGGCAATGCCTGTTTCCGAGGCTGTCCCGCGGTGCGCCGCCGGCCCGACGGGGTTGTTCCGCTTCATGCACTTCTGCAGGATGAAGGCCGCGGGGGAGTTGACGAAGGTGTTGCAGGATGACGGGGAAAGGTGCTGCATCCCGTACTTTTCGAAGGGGCTCATATCTGTCCTTGCGTATCTCGTGCCCGAGAAATCGGGCAAAAGGGGTCTGCTGTCAAGCGATGGTCTGAAAATTATTTCCTTCGCATGACTTGCACTGACTATCGTTTTACGCCATGAAGCGGCAGGCCCAAGCGCGCCGCTATCGAAAGGAAAGAGATGATCAAGATCGTTCGACAGGCCTCCGCGCCGCTGAACAAAAAGACAAAAAGCTACCCACTACACGAGCTTCAGGTCGGCGATGGCCTCGACCTGCCCGACGACATGGGGAACTACGGAAACGGCCGCTCGCGCCGCGAGGTGTCCGTGCGTAACTCTGTGGGTTTCTTCCGCAAGCGCAACCCCGATCATCGGTTCGAGATCGGCTGGCACCCGAGGAAGGAAAACGTGATTCGCGTTGTCCGCATCGCATAGGGGAGGGATCGATGAAGTTGACGGAAAGCCAGAAGCGGTGGATCCGCCTGACGAAGAAGATTGAACGACTCGAGCGTCTGGTCGTCTTGACCAAGGCCGAGAGAGCGCAGATCAAAAGCCCGGTGATGGAAGACCTGAAGTGCTGGGGGCTGCGCGACGAAGCGATTACCAACCGGCTGAAGGCCGCATAACGAAGAGGAGATAGACGTGAAGGATAATTACGCATTCCCCGCGGGGCCTCGTCCCGGCATGGAGCTGCGCGACTGGTTCGCCGGCCTCGCAATGCAGGCGCTGGTGACGCGCTATGGCTCCGACCTGTCCATGCAATTGGGTGCCGTTTCGGCATACACCGTCTCGGACGCATTGCTTCAGGTCCGCGACATGACCGAAGAACAGCGCGACGAATTCCTCCGCGAAGACTGAAGATAGAAGGGATAACATCTGATGACCTATGAAATTGCACAAGACCGCCTGCGCCTGCTGATCGAGCGCATCGAGAACCTGAACGAGGACAAGAAAAACATCTCGGACGACATCAAGGACGTGTTCCTCGAGGCAAAGGCTGGCGGCTTCGACGTCAAGGCGATGCGCGAGATCATCAAGCTGCGCAAAAAGAACAAGGACGAGCGTGACGCCGAAGAGGCTATGGTCGAACTGTACAAGGGGGCTCTGGGGCTGTGAGGGACGTTCTCGCAATCATCGGCATCGCCATCGCCGCCTTCTGCGGCGTGGTCCTGCTGGCCTTCGGCCTCAACTACGTCTCCCTGACAGCTCAAGGCTTCTTTGCGCCGCGCTACACGGCCATTGACGCCAAGGTCTTCAAGGAGAGCGTCCAGTACAACGAGGGCATGGTCCGCGACCTGTCCGAGCTGGAGCGCCAGTACAAGCAGGCCGACGCCGACGGGAAGGCCGCGCTGCGGCCGATCATCCGCCACCGCTTCGAGGTGTATGACGAAGGCCGCCTGCCGGCCGATCTCGCCGCCTTCTACGACAGCATCAAGTAAGGGTCAGATCATGAAGAGAATGATTATCGCGTTGCCCCTGCTCGCCCTCGCGGCGTGCGTTGACCGGACGCCGCAGTCCTCGGATCAACTGGCCAACCAGCAGCAGGAACGGCTGTCGAAGCAGTCGGTCCAGTCTGTCGGCCTGCCGGCCATTACCAACTTTCAGGAGAAGCGTATCCTGAAGGACATCCTCGAGCTGCGCGACACGCCGAACCTCGTCACCTACACGTACCTCACCGACCTCAATGGGCGGCTGCACAAGGTCTGCGATAGCATCGGCTACGGGGTGCCCTATGCCACCCAGTACACCAGCCCGCAGAAGCTGGTGTGGAGCAACGGTCAGGACAATGGCCACATCCCGATGCCGCAGGCCGACCCCAATGGCCTGTTCAGCCCCGCTGCGGCCGATGGCACTTGGGTGCTGTGCCGGGTGCCGGGCAAGGATGACGTGAAGCCGGTTTACATCGAGCCGCGGATCATCACGTCGCCCTTCCCTCTGTCCTCTTAACTGGATACCATCCCGTCATGATCATCATGGGAATCGACCCCGGCCTCAGCGGCGCTATCGCAACCTACGACACGGAAACCGGAGACCTTATGGTCGAGGACATGCCGACGGTCGAGATTGTCCGCAACGGGAAGAGTAAGCGCGAGATCAGCGCCCAGCTCCTTTCGGAGGCCATTGCCGCGGCATACGCCAATCAGGCGTTCCTCGAGCGAGTGGGGGCGATGCCCGGTCAGGGCGTTTCGAGCACGTTCTCTTTCGGCCGATCTGTCGGCATGATCGAGGGCGTGCTCGCCACGCTCGACATCCCCACCACCATCGTCCCGCCCACGACGTGGCAGCGCAAGGTCAACGTGCGCGGGGGCAAGGATGGAGCGCGGGAGAGGGCCATGCAGCTCTTTCCCAAGCAGGCAAAGCTTTTCAGCCGGAAGAAGGATGACGGTCGGGCCGACGCTGCCCTGATCGCGTACTACGGCGCACACATCTAAAAATGGGGCTGGCTGTCTGTGAACATGCCAGCCCCAGAGTCGTCGCACATGGAGGTGTAGCGCACCTCTCTCTGCCATAAGAAACCGCATATTTGCAAGAGAGATGAAGCATGCGAGATTTTGACGAGGAGTTTGCTGGCCCTTCGGAATACGCACACATGTATCGGAGCATTGGCTGGCAAGTAGTTCCCTCGCTGCACCCGTCCGAGAACCAAGCTTGGAAGCGTCCGTGCGTGAAGTGGAAAGAATATCAGGACAAGCTGATCTCCGACGAGCTGTTCAATGACTGGTACGGCGACAACGGAGAGTTCCTTCACCGCCTGAACCTCGGCCTGATGACTGGCGAGTGCTCTGGCAACATTATGTGCGTCGATCTGGATATTCAAAAGCTGCCGCAAGCTCTGGAATGGTGGCAGGATATTCTGGACGATTACAACTCGAGCATGCCGCTGGCCGCGCCGACACAGCGCACGGGCGGCGGTGGCCTGCAGATCTTCGTCCGCGCGCCCGAGGGCTATGTCATCCCGACGGGCAAGACGTCCATTGGTGTCGATATTCGCGGCCACGGCGGCTTCGCCGTGCTGCCCCCGTCGATGCACGAGAGCGGCAAAAACTACTCGTGGATGCCCGGCTGCGAGCCGTGGAAGATCGAGATCCCCGACGCCGCTGAGTGGCTGCTCGAGGCGGTCGAGGACGTGCTGGAGAAGTACGGCGGGGCAACCCGCGTCGATGGCCCGCGGCAGCATACGGACAGCCCCGACGTCGCCCTCGACAACTTCGGCGCCATCATCGATGGGCGCGAAGACTACATGGCCAAGCTGATCTGGGCAAAGGTGGTTGATCACAGGCGCGACTACGTCTCGATGACCGACGAGATCTCGAAGCGGCTGATGCTCGAGGCCTTCAACCAATACGCCATCAGCGTAAAGAGCCGCCTGCGCGAGGCCGGGATCTCGAACGCCGACCTGCTCGAGCGAGAAGGCCGCGGGATCACCGAGTTCGCCAAGAAGTGGCAGATCGCGATGAGCAAGTGGTTCACCGACGTGGCCGAAGCTGCAGCGGTGCCGAAGAAGCGCGATGCGCCTGCGCCGGCCGAGAAGGTCTACGAGGTGACCGAGGACGAGGACGGGATCCAGAGGCCGGTCTTCGAGCCCTTCCCGATGATGTCGATCCCGATGATCAAGGTCATGCCTGACCCGAAGTGGCTGATCGAGGGCGTCGTGATCGAGAACGCCTTCGGCATAATCTACGGTGCGCCGGGCTGCGGGAAGACGTTCATCTCGCTCTCGATGGCGCTGTCGATTGCGGCCGGGCTGGCGCAGTGGTGGGGGCACAAGATCAACAAGCACGGGCCGGTGATCTACATTTCGTCGGAAGGCGTCAGCGATCTCAAGTTCCGCATCGCGGCTTGGGAAGTCGCCACCGGCATCAATGTGGACAGCATCCCGTTCTACCTGATCCACGTCCCCATCAACTTCATGAGCCCGGACGAGATCGAGCGGCTGTCGATGACCATCCAGTATTCGAACATGATGATGGGCGAGATGCCTGTGGCCATGTTCGTGGACACGGTCAGCCGTGCCCTGCCCGGTGCGGATGAGAACCTGCAGAAGGACATGACGCTGTTCGTGCGTGCGTGCGACCAGCTCAAGGTTGAGTTCGGCTGCACGATGTTCGGTATCCACCACACCAACAAGCAGCAGGGCATGCGCGGATCGAGCGTGCTCGATGGTGCGGCCGACTTCATTTACGAGATCCGGCGCGAGGAAGGCGTCACGATTGGCGAAATGAAGGCCAAGAAGATCAAGGCGGCTGCTGACGGGTGGTCGAAGGCCTTCAAGCTCACAGAGGTGCTGTGCGGGGACGTGGCGGGCCACACGAGCCTGTTCGCCGAGCCTGCGGCCAAGGAAGACCTGCATGTGGTGCAGGAGCTGCCGAGCAAGTTCACCTGTCAGGAGATCCTGAACACGATGGAGCGGGCTTGGAACGACAAGAAGCCGTGGTCCACCCAGCCGAACACGCGCAGGGATGGCCGCTACGCCCCGATGCTGATGACCCGCTGGGAGATGAGCGAAGAGGTGGCCGAGGGGTTGATCAATAGCTGGCTCCTGAACGGTATCGTCGAGGTCGATATGTGCGACAGGCAGAACAAGATTAAGGGGCTGAAGGTGATCACCGGCCTCTATTACTGAACGCTGGCGAACACCCGCGGTCACCTATGGACAGCCACAACACTCACACAACACAGTTGACACAACTTTCGCGTTATGATTTAAGAATGCCCGCCCCATAGGGCTAGTTTAGAAAGGAATCATATGACCATCGCGATCATCAAGAACGCCGGACCTGTCCCTGCTCGTGTCCAGAGCAATGCCCGTTACAACAACGCCTATCCCTTCGACAAGCTCGAGGTGGGCGATGCCTTTGACGTTGAAGGTCAGGGTGAGGTTGACTCGAGCGGGCGCTATGCGAGCTGGAAGTCGGTTTCGGCCTGCGCGTCGGCGAAGGGCAAGAAGACTGGCAAGAAGTTCGTTTGCCGTCGCGTGAGCGAAAAGCACGTCCGCATCTATCGCGTTTCCTGACTGCTGGCGGCGGTTGTCACGTTGGCGACCGCCGCCAACCACCCACAATGGAGGATCGAGCTGTGATCAAGTACCCCGAAGAGATACTCTACAGCCGCGTGAAGGAGCTCGAACGGGCCCTGTCGTTCTACGCGAATGAGGACAACTGGCTGTGCGCCTCGACCGGCTTCGCAGCGCAGTACGACCCCGAGCCGCCGGCTGTGCAGCGCGACCGTGGCCTGATCGCCCGTCGCGCGCTGGGCGTTGCTGAATAGCGGGAGGCGGCCGTGGCGAATGATGACCCCAACAAGCCCACGCTGCAGGAGATCGCCAACATGCCGATCTCGCAGTCTGTCGTGGCCATGCGCTGCTGGTATGACTCCGACTGGGGCAAGCCGCAGCCGGAGAACATGAGGCGGTTCCGCGTCAAGTTCGACTACAGCTACACCGTCGAGGCCAGCTTCGATGAGGTAGTGGAGGCGGAGGACGCCAAGTCCGCTGAGGACATCGCGGAGGAGGAGATCGTTGATGATTATGGCCACGATGTCGAGATCGGCATCATGAGCGTTGAGGAGGTAGATTAATGACCCACAGCATCCAACCCCTCGTGTTCAGCGCCCTGATCGTGCTGGGGTGCGTCATCACCGTGCTGGTATGCCTTGAGGACGATCCGCGCACGCCGCGCACCACCAAGCTGCTGACCCTGCTGACTGTCGCCTTCACGCTGCTGATCCCGGTGGCCGTTATCTGCTGGGGGCTGGGGCTGTGATCCTGTTTCCCGTCACCGCCGCCGTTCGCAGCAACGCGAACAACAAGTTGAAACCTGCCAATTCGGTCGGGATATTCGATAGCTATGGCTACACGGTATCGTTCGGGCGGGGGCCGATAGACCTGCCCGGCGACAGCCTCGACCTTGGCCTCAAGATCGCGTCAATGATCAACGCCGCTTACGAATACGGGAAGGCTGACGCGCAGGCGAAACTTCGGGAAGCCCTTGGAATTGAGGAGGACCAAGCATGACCAGCACCACACAGGCCGATGTGGCCGAACTGATTGAGCATCTAAGGCATCCGTACCCAGAAATAGCGGGGATGGTGGCAGACAAAGCCGCCGACACGCTCGCAGCCCTGTCCGCCCGTCTGGCCGAGGTGGAGGCGGAGAACGTGCGGCTACAAAAGGAAAACGGCATACGCCAAAGGCGCATCGAGCGGCTGGAAAAGCTGCACCGTGACATCATAGCCTACCAAGCAGGAAAGGCAGAGCAGTGAGCGATATGGACAACATCCGCACCAACTTCTGCGTTGGGTGCAAGGAGGCCGCCGACCGCGTCAAGCAACTGGAGGCGGAGAACGCGCGGCTGCGGGAGGCGTTGCGGGCTATTATCTATCTTGACCATCACAACATGGGCGCATCGTCCACATGGGCAAATGTCGCCCGCGCCGCCCTCGCGGGAAAGGCAGACCAATGATCCCGCCCGCGCTGCGCCACTGGCTGTGGGTGAACTTCGGGATCGACGTTTACGAGTGGCGGGATGATGAGATCAGATTTTAGAAGGAGCAAAGCAATGTTTTTTCAATACAACCAGAACAACTCGGGCGGCGGCTTCATCGTCAATGACCGCGTGGCCCACAACGTCTTCATCGAGGCCGACAGCCCCAAGGATGCTGACGAGAGGGCGCAGGAAATCGGCATCTACTTCGACGATGACTACGAGGTTGACTGCGAGTGCTGCGGCACCCGCTGGAGCCGCGCTTGGGAGGACGGCATGGAGACGCCCATGATCTACGGCACGCCCATCGAGGACTACAAGGAGCATTGGGCCGAGCCCGGCAAGCCCTACGCCTGCGTCTACTACAAGGACGGCGGGCAGGTCAGCTACAGCCGCACGGGGGACGCGTAATGAGCGACGAAACGATGCCCGAGTGGGTGCTGATCGAGGCCGGGAAGCGGAGTGGATGGGCTGATAAAAGCCCGCACACCTTGCTCCAATTGTACCGCTCGTGCGCCCACAGCGCGTACCGCGCCCTCTGTGACATGATCCTGAAGCACGAGCAGCCGCCTGTGGACCCCAAGCTGCTGCTCGTGCGCGAGGCCTGTGCGCAGATTTTCGAGGAGAGCGGTATGGAGGACGCGAATAACTTCCGAACAGGCGACTGGGATGATTTCCACTCTATACGGGCCGCCCTTCTCGCCATCGACCTGTGGGAGAAGCGGCAATGACGAGCAACCACTGGCTGCTCGCCGTCATCGTGGCCGTGCTGTGCGCGGCAGGCTGGCTGGCCACGACCAAGCCGAACGTCCTCCCGCCGCAGGAGCGGGAAGATCCAGAGGAGTGGTGGTGGTGAGCGACGAACCATATGACACCGTCGAGGGCCTGAGCGAGCAGGAGGCTGAGTTCACTTGGCAGAGCAGCACGTTGTCCTTCATGGCCGACTGCGGCACTGGCCTGCTGGCTGAGGGCCGCAAGCAGGAGCGTGAGCGCATCGCGGACTGGCTGCGCAAGAACAATGCGGAAATCTGCGACCAGTCGCCCACGACCATCGCCGCCGCAATCATTGACGAGGAGCACTGGCAATGAGCGACAGCCGGGCCGAGATCGCGCGCCTCGAGGAGTGGGTGGGCGAGCTGTATTGGAAACTGATGCGGATGACCGACCGCTGGCAGGAGCAGCGTGCGCGCATCGAGAGCATCCGGCAGGAGACCGAGGCCGAGATCGCCGCATGGCTGCGGAAGCACGGTTACACGCAGATCGCCAAGAAGATCGAGGATGGGGAGCATCTGAAATGAGCATCGCAATCGTAATCGCCGTCTATGCGACAGTGGCGCTGGCCACAGCCTATGTGGCAGGCAGGCTTGATGTTGACGAGCTGGCCCTTGCGCCCCTGAGCCTCTTGTGGCCGATCCTCTTGCCGATTGTGGGCATCTTGACGCTGCTCACCGCCATCTACGACTTGGGGAGGAAGGGCAAATGAACGTCTGGGTGATCCAGTGGTCCTACAAGGAGGGGACGGGCGCGGACATCATCGAGCCGGCCTTTGTCAGCGAGGACAAGGCGCGGTGGCTGGTCGCGCTGCTGCACAAGATGTGTCCGGACAAGAGGTTCGAGCTGCACAATCTCAAGGTCAGGGGGTAGGCGTGGAAAAGGATCTCGTCGAGAAGCTGATGGACTGCGCCACCTTCGGGGCGGAAGGCGCAGAGCACCTCTGCTTCGATGCCGCGATGCGCATCTTGTCCCTTGAGAAGGCGCTGAGGAAGATCGTGCTGGTCGATGCAGACGTCCTGTGCCCCGCAAGCGACATGTGCGACATCGCGCTCGAGGCGCTGGGCTGGGAGGTCATCGATGAAGATCGATAAGCAGATCATATCGGCCTTAGAGGCCTCAGGACGCCCGTGGGAGCTCGTGGAGGGCTCTCGGCACGTCAAGGTGAGGGTGGATGGCCATCTCGTCGCGATCCTGCCCCTGACGCCAAATGAGGCGAATCGGCGGGCGGTCAAAAACTGCTTGTCCCAGATCAAGCGCGCGAGCAGGGGGATATACCCCGCAACCCGCACACCGGAAAAGGCATGACCGAGGACAAAAACGAATTTATCGCCACCGTGGCTGCGTCTGCAGCAGTCGCGGCGCGGCTCGAGGAGCGGGAGCGAATCGCCCGCTGGTTCAGGAAGCACGGCCGTGAGCAGACGGCGCGGCAGATCGAGGCTGGGGAGCACCTCAATTGAGCGAAGAGGTTATGAAGGAAGCGCGCCGGCTATGCCTTGCCAGCAAGGTCTGGGGGCGGCCGTGCGCGGTGGCTATCGAAACAGGCCAGTGGGATCAGGGCAGCGTCGTCCAGTCGTTCGTCCCGCGGGCGCAGGCGAACCTGAAAAACCGCCCAACTGGTCAATAGATTGTACCAATTGGGTGCTTATGGTACATCTGGCGAAAGAACGGAGATACAAATGGCACGTCCCCGGTACGAAACGCAGGCCGATCTCGACGCGGAATTGATCATCGCGGAAAGGATCGGGAAGCACCTGAAGTCCGAATACATCAAGCTGCCCCAGAACAGCCGCGCCGACTTTCTGTTCCACACCGAGGGCAAGCCCAAGGCCATCGTCGAGATCAAGAAGCGTTCGAACACCCGCAACAAGTACGAGACGTACATGCTGGGGCGGGGCAAGTACGACGCGCTGCTTGATTGGAGCAAGAAGGGCTTCAACACCGCGCTGTTCGTGCAGTGGACGGACGATCTGGCCTACGTGAAGATCCCCGCGACCTTCACCGAAGGCGTGGGTGGACGATACGACAGGGGCGACCCCCTCGACCGCGAGAGCGTGGTGCTGATCGGCACAACCCTCTTCAAGTCGATCACGGAATGAAGTGAGAGAAGGCAGGAGACGCGCATGAGCATTCTGGACACCATCTTCCCCAATAAGAAGCTGGCCGAGCTTCAAGAGTCCGTCAGGAACCTCTTGCAGCACGTCATCGACAAGGATCGGGAGATCCGAAAGCTCAAGGACGACCTGAGGAACAGCCGGCTGGAGAACAGCAAGCTGTCGATCCGCGTGCGCATGCAGAAGGACCAGATTGTCGAGCTCGACAACAAGGTCCGCAACGCCCTCTTCCGAGACGAGAAGACAGGGCGGATCACCAAGGCTCCGAAGGAGTAGGAGCCCGCAGTCCCCATCCTCGATCTGGCAGCGACAGCCGCAGCCTACTGGCTGGCAGGCAAGGCCCTGACGTACCTTCCGGAGAGGTGGTGGTGGACGCCGCTGGCCATGATCAGCTTCGCGGCCATCCTGCTGCACGGGGCAAAAGTGGTCACGGAAGTCTCACGGAAGCTCACGGAAGTAAGCGTGCTTACTATCTCTAAGTGATTGAAATCATTGCACGGAAGTCGTTACGGAAGTCTCACGGAAGCTGCGGAAGCGACTTCCGTACTCATTGAAAAGAAAAGAAAAAACCACGGAAGTCGAAAACGGAAGGGGGCCACCTTATTTTATAAGGTGCGTACTGAGGTACGCGCACCTATAAGGGATATGGAGTTGAGCGCGCCGGGCGCGGAAGCGTGATCTCGCCCCTTGACGGGGCTCGTCCCGCACGGGGGCTTCGCCCCCTTTCCGCTGGCGCAGGCGATATGTGATGGAGGTTGTATGGCTGAAGGAAGGAATGGCCGTGTGGACGGTCGTGTGGATGATCGTGCTGGTGGTCGTCGTGCCGGTGGGCGCAATGGCCGGAAGGGGGGCGCGGACGCAATGGCCGGTAAGCTGTCGCGCATGATCGGAGGCAGGGCCTACATGCGGCACGATGGTGAGGTCGATGTGGCAAAGAAGGATCGGTGGGTGCTGGTGCACGTACCCGAGTGGTCGAGGGATGGCTGGAAGAGCTACAAGCTGTTTCTGGATGATGCGAAGGCGCGGAAGAAGGTCTGGCACCTCGCGCACAAGGATGGCCGGATCACCGGCGGCGCGTTCATTACCAATCTGATGGAGAACCACCCCGACGCCCTGCAGTGGGCAACGTGGGCGATTAAGGAGTGCAACTGATGGCCAAGTCGTTTCAGCGCAAGCGCAACCCGAACATTGTCCTCCCCCCGTCGAGGCCGGGCTCGGCTCCGTGGCAGACGTCCTACGGGTTGTACATTGCCGGCAGCGAGGCCATCGATGACATGAAGGTGGTGATCCGGGCGATGGAGGATAAGTGGGGCGTCGGTGCGCTCCGGATGAAGGTCGGGGCTGAGCTGCGCGAGAAATTCGACCGGCAGCGGTACCTGACCAATCAGGCCATCTGGGCTGGGGATCTTGAGGAGCTGCGCACACAGACCAAGCGGATGATCAGCGCCTACCGCGCGCTCGACAAGGCCGCTGAGGCTGCAGGCGAGAGCAGGAAGCCGGTCGAGCAGTGGGAGGCTGTGCTGGACTTCGGGGCTGTGCTGGTGGTGGTGAAGCACCCCGATGATGTGGTCAAGGTGGCTGCGGATGGCCGGAAGAAGGTGGTCTGGTCGCTCGATGAGGTTGCGGCTCTGGTCGATCAGCAGACGGCGACAATGTACGCCAAGCTGGCCTTCCCCGGAGCCACGGTGATCAAGACGGATAGCCAGATCGACGACCCCCTGAACAACCTCAAGACGTCGGACACCGACCTCGATCAGGACATCTCGGACATCGCGGTGGTGGACGACTGTCCGTTCTAGGGGATCTCGCGGTGGACGTGCTCGACGAACCACTCGAGCGGGATCAGGCCTTGGTCGAAGGCCTTGAGGAGAAGGGCAGGGGCGCCCTTTACGCCCCTGACCCCCCAGTACGTGCCCTGCCGCTCCCCGCAGTCGCAAATCCAAGCCGCATCGATCACACGGAAGGAGTGGCGTTCGATGAGAGCCTTGAATTGCTTTGCGGTGAGCGTGACAGGGCGAGTGCCGCGCCGGCGAACCTTCCTCACCACCTTGGTTGAAGTGCTGCGGCGCATTGTGTCCTCCTTAGGCGGCGATGATGCCGCGGTTCACAAGATCTCGAGCTGCCCGGCCAAACCAGCCCTGCAGCTCATAGGCAAGGCCGGTATCGTGCAGATGCTGCCACGCAGCGATCTGGGTTGCTTCGTCAGCTTCCTCGACGCCCTCAGCGATCATCACGGCGGTGAAATTGTCCATCAGAACTCTCCCAGTTCGATTACGTCATAGGTGTGGGGCTTGTCGTTTGGGCCTTGCGCAACCTGAATAGCGCACGTCGAGCAATTGACGATCACCATTCCGTTGTCCTGCCACTGGGCCTCTGCCAGCGTGCATTGATCCGGCGGAAGGATGCCGACAGACAGGCCGCCGGGCACCTTCTGGCAGCAAAAGCCGACGAAGCGGGCGCTGGCGCAGGAGGCGTCACCCCTGCGCATGGTAGGCGCTGCCTCCTTGAGCCAGTCCAGAACTGCGTAGCCGTGCCAGTGGAGGTAGACGCCGCAAGCAGTGCCACGGGCGTCGTCGAAGCGGACGATAACGCGGTCTCTCATGATCACGCCTCCGCATCGCTGGAGGGGATCTCCACAAGCTCTACGGCGGGGACGGAGGGCTTGTCGCTGATGACTGCCTTCACGGCCTCGATCTCGGCCACGGTGGTGTCGAAGACCTTGTGGTAGCAGCGCGCGTTGTCTGCCCGACGCTCGGCGTCGTAGTCGTACTCGACGCGCTGCCCGAGGCAGAGCAGCTCGACAAGGCGCGAGGCCTTCTCGATGGTGTCGAAGGCGTAGCGGTTGTAGCCGACGTTCACGATGTACTGGGTCGAGGGGAAGGGGTGCTTGCTCATGTCTGTATCTCCTAAGCTTTGACGATAATGAGGCGGTTGGAAAGAAGGGCGACGGTCAGGTTGATAGCGTTTTGGCGGGTGATGCCGATGTCGAGCAGCGGCTGGATGCGGGTCTCGATCTCGTCGGCGATGGCAAAGCCCATCGCCTTGAGTTCTGCGGGTGACTTCTTGCTCATCAAAACGCTCCCATTGCTAAGTCTTCAGTCATTGAGACCAGACCGTCGAAATCTTCATTGGGTCCGAGAACATCGATCAGCGTCAGAACCATCTCAAGATCGACGCCCGCGTTCTCAGCAAGGTCGGTTAAGTATTCGTAACGACTTTCGGCACCTTCTTCCTGATAGCGTTCCAAGGGGATCGTGCGTTCGCGATTGATGCGCTCGATGCTCTTATTGCTCACGTCAGTTGCTCCCGGTTGTGAGGTTGAGGGCGGCGCGACACTGGTCGCAGGGGGCGCGCTTTTCGCTGTAGCAGAAGGCGTAGAGCTTGCCGCTGCGCTCGATGCAGGCTGCCCGCAGGGCTGGGGTCCACTCGCTGGTGGTGGTCACGTCAGGATCTCCTCAGCGAGCGGTCTTGCGAGCCGCGATGCGGACGGTGGTGTAGCCGGCGACGGTCTTCTGGTTCTTGCTGAACCAGCGGCCATCGACGCCCAGCTCACGCAGCTTGGCTTCGGCAGCCTTGGGGTCGAGCGTGTCGCGGGCCGCGACAGTGACGACAGCGGCGCGGAACCACTCGCCGTCGAACTCGGTGCTGCCGGTGCTGGCAGCCTCGGCCTTGATCTGAGCGGTCAGCTCCTTCTCGAGAGCGGTCAGGTCGGCGATCTGCGCCTTGATCTCGCCGAGGCGGTCGATGATCGAGGCGGGCTTGATGGTCGGGGCGAACTTGGTAGCCATAGCGTCATCTCCAGATAAGGGGCGGGGCTGAGCCACCGCCCGAGTTCAATGTAAGTGCGTTCAGACAGATTTCAATACCAGCTCATGCAAAAATTTCGTTCACCGTCTCAGCGCCCTCCTTGAAGTAGACGTTGACGTAGCTGTGGTCGCTCTCGATCCGGACGATTTTGCCCCAGCGGTCGCTGCGGCTGATCTCCTTGGCGTACTCGCAGGCGTCAGCGTGCCAGCGGAACTTGGCGATCTCGAGCCACTGGGCGGGGTCGATGTTGTCTTCGATGCAAACGGTGTGAAACATGGCTCAAGCCTCCCCATCGATGCGCGCAAGGACGGCTTGGGCCTCAAGGACATCCTGCCAGTCGCCGGTTGCGTAATTGTCTTCGGTCAGCGACCACACGGCATCGAGCAGGCCAAGCATCTTGCGCAGCGACCCTAGCGTGGCGTGGGCCTCGTCGCGCACACGGCGGTCAGCCCTGCGCTTGGCATCGCGCTCCGCGCGCTCCTCAGCCTTGCGCGCAGCCTCCTGCTCCTCGAACCCGATGCCGTGCTTGGCAAGGTGGTGTTCGTACCGCTTGATGTAGCGGGCAGCCTGCAGGCGGGCAGCGCGGATCGAGTCGTAGCCGCGGGTGTTGTACGCGACTGCGCCGGTATCGATGCGTATGATCTCGCCGACGTAGTAGTCGTAGGCGCGAAGGTTGGACAGCGATATGCCCTCGGCCTCGCGCACCTTGACGATGTAGTTGGCTCCGTCGGTGCGGATGGGGGTGCTGGTCACGGTGGTCATGGCGCTCACTCCGGTTGGAAGGGGGTGGCGGGGCCGAAGCCCCGCCGAGGCTGGTCAGAAGTTGTAGTCGTGGAAGGCGCGGCGACCAGCGTAGGCGTCGCCGCCCTGCTCGAAGGTCTTGGTGCCCGAACGCTTCCACTTGCGGCGCTCGTTGCCATCCTCGTCGGTCCAGCGGCGCAGGCTGATCTTGATCACATGCCCGCAGGAGTTGCGCGTGTACTCGTAACGCTGGATCTCGGGGTTGACGCAGTTGGCGCAGAAACCGCCGGCTTCGAAGATCAGCTCGTCGCCGTTGACCAGCTTGGCGTGGTCGCCGCGCAGCGTGATCGTGGTCGGGGTCTTGGCTATGATGGTGTAGGCTTCGATGTCGGACCACACCGAGACGCTGACGCCGTCGCCGATGTCGAGGGCGCTGATGGCGTCGGCTGCGGCGTTGATCTCGGCGGTGCGCTCAGCGATCCACGGGCGGGCGAAGGTGGTGATGGCGTTCATGGTCATGTCTCCGGTCAGGTCAGGGTCGATGGTCAGGCGTGGATCAGACGAAGTCTTCGAGCAGCAGGCAGGCTTCGCGCGCAGCCAGCCAGCACTTGTCGTCGATCAGCTTCTGGATCTGGCGGAACTGCTCGTACTCGGCGGTGCCAGCCTGCAGCTTGCGCTCACGGAGCTCGTCGTACAGGCGGTCGGAGAGAGCCGACGTCAGGGCGCGGATGCAGAAGAGGGCTTCGCGGACGTCGCGCAGGGTTTCGAACTTGGCGTTGTTGGCGTTCTCGTAGGTGAAGGTCGCTTCGGTCATGGTAGGCTCCTGTGCGCTGGGCGTTCCTCGCCCGGTGGCAAATCTATCTCATACCTCGACCCCGAAGTCAAACGATTCATGCAGCTCAGCACGCATTCATTGCGCTCGCCTGTCTGAAAGCTGCATGAGCGGAAGGGCTGTCGGTTGGTGGCCGCCCACTCAACATCAGCCTTAGATAGCCTTTTCTCGCCCCGGAAACGCGCCCTACAGCGCGAAGATCGATTGCCGTGGGGCTATGCTGCGGACGGCAGGCCGACGCGCTGTACGGGCCTCTGAGCCGCCCTGCCGCCGCGCCCTCCGCGCCTGCGTCCTCGAGCCTGACAGCCTGCGGCAGGCTGGCTCGAGGGCGCAGCTCCCCCAGCCGCCGCGCCCTCTGCGCCTGCGTCCTCGAGCCTGACAGCCTGCGGCAGGCTGGCTCGAGGACGCAGCTCCCCCAGCCACCGCGCCGACGCGCCCGTCAGCCGCAGGCTGTCAGGCTCGACGGCGCGGCTGCCTCGTCAAGTATTGACGAGCGTGCACTAAGTATCGCTCAAGTAATACTCTGCGCGCTGACAGTAAAAAAATTTTCCTTGACAAGTTGCTGCGTTAACTTTTTGTGGATAACTAAATAAAAAAAACTTGCATTGGGGGGTGGCACCCCCCTTGACAACAGGAAACAAAAGGCACCGTAGGGGCCGGTGCCACAAACCCACATACCCCCTAAAAACTGGAGCAAAACGGGGGTGGGGTATATTTTTCCTAGGAAAAACATGCCTATCCGCCGAAGGGGGTATACCCCCAATTGACTGTGAGGGCGGGGTGGGGGTATGTCGGCGGCGGACGGCGCCTTTGCGTCTAGGGGGCGGGGATTCTCATGGTCCATCTCCGGGTGGGCTGGATGCGTATCGTAACAGGCGCACTGCCCTGCCCCCTTTACACCCACGCACAGGCCGGCTACAGGAATGGCCATGAACACGACAGCGCCTCGACCGACGACCTGAGGGCGTAGCCACTGGCTACGCTCGGATCTGGGTGTAGCTCAAGTGGTAGAGCGCCTGCCTTGGGAGCAGGAGGTTGTAGGTTCAAGTCCTGTCACCCAGACCAGTTTGAAATCGAAGTAGAAGAGAAGATAGACCGTGGGTGCGCGTGGGAGTACAGCGCACATCTGGCCCGGAACCCGAAACGGCTGACGATTGCCTGAGATGGCATGAAACGCGAAAGCGTCCCGTGGAGTCCTCCGATCCGGGGAATAACTGAGGACCTGAGGCCCACATACCCACGATCTATCTTCTTTTATGGAAGCTATCACCCAGACCAACATATCGAGGGTAGTTATGGGCGACGATGTCGAAGCGATGAAGTCCAACCGCAAGCTGCAGTCGGCCATGAAGAAGCGCCGGCTTGAGGCTGAGCACAATGAGCGGATGGAGAAGCTGTACGCTTATTACGCCGGCACCGAGGTTCCCCTCAGTCGCGTGGCGCAGCGCCTCGGCGTGGGCGAGATGGTTGCGATGAAGAAGCTGTCAGACTATGGGCGTCGTGTTTCGCCGGATTAGCTTATTTTCTTGTAGCAGAGCATCTCACTTTAAGGTAGTGTTCTTCCTCTCGGCGAGGAAGTATTATGCCCACGCACAAAACGTACCCATGCCTAAACTGCGGAGTCACAGTTACTCGGGTGAACACGATGGGCAAGTATTGTTCGAACAAGTGCCAGCATGCGCACACCAGAGCGCAGAAAGTCACTTGCGGAACAGCAAGCCATGCCTCCGTCAGGCGGTACCTTTTGGACACTCGCGGGAGGCAATGTCAAGAGTGCGGCATTGAAGGATGGAACGGCAAGGCGCTGACATTCGAGCTTGAGCACATTGACGGGAACGGGGACAATAACAACCTTATCAACCTATTGATACTATGCCCGAACTGCCACTCGCAGACGGATACGTACAAAATCCGCAATAGGGGTAACGGCCGTCACCAGAGAAGGGTGCGGTACGCCGAGAAAAAGAGTTTTTAGGCTTCAGAAGCATTGCTGGCGATGCGCCGGATTTGTAACCCGGAGACAGGGGGTTCGATTCCCTCCTGAAGCACCACTCGATCCCCACATCCGGCACCATTCTCTTCTGTCACTTCCCAAGAGGCGGCTGATCCATTACATATTGGGCCGTTACGCGAAGAGACGAGAGCTATGCCCAAAAAACCACCAGCCGAGCCGAGACTCTCGAAGAGCCCGTTGGCGCGCATGCGCCCTGACGGCGGGGTTATTCCGCTCCCTACGCCTGCGCACGAATACGACGACGTGACGGCCGCGATGGTCGAGCGCCTGCGCGCTGGTGGCCTGCGCAAGGATCAGGTGGCCAAGCTGGTCGGGGTGAGCCTGCCCACGGTCGAGAAGTATTACGGCGAAGAGATGCAGGCCGGCACGTCGTCCCTGATGACGAAAATCGCCTCGAACATGGCCGTCATCGCGCAGGATCCGGGGCACAAGCAGTCTGTCGTGGCCGGCAAGTTCATGCTGAGCCGGCTGATGCCCGAGGTGTTCAGCGAGAAGCAGCAGATCCAGTTTCTGGGCAAGGACGGTCGGCCGATTGACCCTCAGCAGACGACCACGCTCGACCCTTACCAGTTGACCGACGAGCAGCGTTACGCGCTGCGCGAGGCGGTGTCCGGCGTGCTGCGCGAGGCCATCGACGAGGCCAGCGGCTATCGGCAGTCTCAGGTTCCGGAGGCTGACTACACGATGATTTCGGACGGGACCGACGAGGCGGAAGTCGAAGAGATCGACGACGAATGAGCCGGTTGATCGACATTGGGGGTGGGGTTCTGATCGACCCGAGCGAGCAGCTTCGGCTTCTCGAGCGGTACGATTACGAGAACAGCCTCTATGACTTTCTGGTCGGCGCGTGGCAGCACATTGACGCCTCGCCGTGGAAGGACGGCTGGCCGATTGAGGCTGTGGCCGAGCACCTGCAGGCCGTGGTCGATGGCGACATCAAGCGGCTGGTGATCAACATCCCTCCGCGTATGGGCAAGTCATCGATCACGTCTGTGGCCTTCCCGGCTTGGACGTGGGCGCAGACGGAACGGTCGGCCACCTCGGGGCCTCAAGTCCAGTTCCTCTGCGCCTCATACGGTTCGTCTCTGGCGATGCGCGACTCCGTGAAGTGCCGCCGACTGATCGAGAGCCCGTGGTACCAGCGGTATTGGGGCGACCGCTTCAAGCTGACGTCCGACCAGAACACCAAGGGGCGCTTCCTGAACGATCAGCGCGGCGAGCGCCTGATCACCTCGGTCGATGCGAAAATCACCGGCGAGGGCGGCTCGATCATCATCGTGGACGAC